CTACACGACGCTCTTCCGATCTGGATATCGTTCTCCTCATACAGCGCGATCATCTCCTCACCGTCCGCACTGTCCACCATCCGGTTCTCCAGTTCCTCGTCGTCACTCAACCGGCGGGTATAGATACGCACGCTCTTTACCTCCACGTCCGCCCCGGCGCTGTCAATGGTGATATATTTCGGATTGTCCTGGCGGAAGCTGAAGGCGTTGTCGTAGATGTCGGCACCGGTACGGTTGCCGTCCACATAAAGCTCCATCAGACGGCTCTCATTGCGGGTACCCACCATGAGGGCCACCTTGATCCACCGGTCTTCCACATAATTCGTGCCCAGCTTGATCTCACGCTCCACCAGCTCGTCGTCCTCGTTGGTATAGGACACTTTCTCACCGGTCTTGAAACTCGCTTCCGAAGGGGTGATATAAAGCCCCTTGCCACTGTCGAGACAGTCCACAACTGCGGTATCGCTGTCAGTGGGATTGCTTACCCGGAGGGTCAGTTCAATGGTCAGCCCCGTACTTTTCACATCGGTGGCAAAGGGCCGGTAGCCGATGACGGCTTTCGCACCGTTGGTCAGCTTCAGCGCCTCACCCGTCCAGCCGTTGCTGCTCCAGTCAAAACCCTCGAACGTGGTCTCCACGCCGTTCGACTCCCATGTTCCGGGGTTACTCTCCCCGTTGCTGCGGCCCGCCGCGTCAAGCTTGACCGCCAGGCCGTAGGTGGCCTCGCTGATATCGATACCGCTCTCACCCACGTCGATGCGCAAAGTGTACCCGGTCGGACCGGCTTTCAGGACAAGCGTCTGCGTGCCTTCCTCGGTAAACCGGTTACTGTAGGTCATCATGCTGCGGGGAGCGCTCACGGTACTGCTCTTGACGCCGTTTTTCCAGAACTCCACTTCAGCGGGCACACGGTCGGGATCATAGGCCACCCAGTCGAAAGTGAGCTTCTCGTAGCGGCCGGCTTCAAGGACCGGCTCCAGATGCTCGTCCCGTCCGAGGACATGCCCGTCGGCATGAATGAGCTTCAAACCGATGAAGGGCGCGCCGGTTCCGGCCTTCAGCAGGTCGATATGGATGCTCTCGCTTTTCAGCGTGAGGTCGTCAGTTTCCATCTCGGCCACCAGCTGGGCGGTATGCCGCCCCACGGACAGGCCGGTCATGGAAACCTCGAAACTGCCGTTCGTCGTGCCGCTGCGGGTGACCGTATGCGCGTTCTGCTGTACACCGTCCACGTACAGGCTGACGGTTTTCGTGCCGGTACCGCTCACGGCGTAGGGTATACTCGCGGAATCATAGGTACCGTAACCACCGTTCTGGATGGTGGCCGCCAGGTTGTAACCGCAGGAAAGGGACAGGGTGACGCTCTTCACGCTCACGTACGCCTGCTTCTTCTGCGCCTTGCCCGTGGTGGGATCGGTAGTCTCGGCAATGACGTAGATATCGCTCGTGCCCACCAGCAGGTATTTGGTCAGGTCAAGGGTATAGGTACCCTTGCTCACTTCCTTCAGCGAGGAGGAATAAGTGGTGGTCGTCCCGCGCTTCACCTGGATGGTGACGGTCGCTTTCTGTCCGGTACTGCTACCCTTGTCATCACCGCCGGCAACCTGGTGGTCATAGGTATAGGTAAGTTTCACCGCTCCGCCTTCCTTCACGGTTTTCTTGTCGGTCTCGGCAAGCAGCACGATCTTGGTGGTGGAGGACTCACCGCCGCCACCGCTGCCGGCCGGGATGTCAACGCTCGCGATCTCCGCCCCGCTCTTGTTGGTCAGCGCAAGGCGGACACTGCTCTCGTCGTCGCTCACTTCCGCGCTCATGCCGAACACGGTACCGGCTTCCACCTCCTGGAATTTGGCGGCGACGGTCTTGTTCTGGACGGGATTGGTACTGTCGGCATCCAGGCTCTCGTCCACTTCCAGCTTGTCGATGGTCAGATCCACGTTGCCCTCGCTGTCGGGAACTTTCTTCTCGCCGTTCACCGTCAGGCTCTTCATCGTTCCGGCACCGCCGAAGTCCTCCCAGCTCGCCTCCTGCTCCCAGCTCGACAGACTTGTCCCCACGAACTGTTTGGTCTCCCATTTGCCCTGCGAGACTTCATAGGTGATGCAACGGCCCTTGTAACGGTATTTCTCATCCACGGCACCGATCGCGGAGGAAAGGACATAATAACCGCTCTCTAAAGGGACTTCCGCCGTCACATTATACGTGTTACCGCCACCGCCCGTACCACCGGGAATATCAACGGAGGCAATCTCCGTCCCGGTCTTCCCCAGCAGGGTGAGTTTCACCGTGTCGTTCTCCTCATCAGGGACGGCCGTCATGCCACCGACCAAACCGTCGTTCACACCGGCGGCGGCATCCTCCGCCTGTTTCGCAGCCGCGGATGCCGCTGCCGCGGCGGAATTTGCAGTTTCAGCAGCCTGATTGGCGGTACCGGCCGCATCAGACGCCATACCCGCAGCTTTATTCGCCAAAGCCGCAGCATTATCCGCTTTCGTGGCAGACGCATTCGCCGTGGCAGCGGCATCATCGGCCGGTTTACGCAAAAGGGTGAGCGGAGCACTCACCAGCTCACTGCCGCGAAGGGCGGGGAGACTTTTGATATTGTCAAGGGAGCTGACCTCCACAAGTTCATCAACGCTCTGGCTCTCGGCCTTGATAGCGTTCAGGATGTCGTTCTTAAGTTCCGTTTTCTCCGATTCTGTAAGTGCCATAAGTTATTCCTCCTTTTTTATTGTTGTCAGTCATTGTAATAATGGTATGAAAGCGCGCTGAAGCCAAGGATGCACCAGCCGCACTTGTTCAGGCTGTTAATGATGGCGGGCTCCTCCCAATCCTCGCCCGTGTAGAGCAGGAGGAAGCGGTTCACGGAGGTGACGTACAGCCAGTTCCTCTCCGGGTTCTCCGGAGCGGAAGAAAGCTCTCCCTTCCACGTGATGCGGAGATCATCGGAAGCGCCGCCGTAAACGGGGAACTCCACCCACGCGCCGTACCAGTAAAGGTAGTTGCGGTTCCTTTTCGTGTCGTAGTAAAGCCATCCGCTCGAGGGGGAAGCGGGGGGACCGGCCGACGCTCCCCGCCACGAAACCAGGTCCGCAAGGATTCTCCCGTTCAGCTCGGGGGTACCGACCAGCTCGATGATCCCGCTGATCCAGTCGATCCTGTAGGGGTCGGAATAGGAAAGCAGCGAATCACTGCTAAGGTTCACGTTGGAACCGCGGAGCAGCGTGCCGTCGTCCACACGGACGGAGCTGTAGCGGATAGAGCCCACCGTACGCGTATAGGGAGGGTGGCAGCCGTTGTAAAGGGTTACGCGCGAGCCGATATAACGCACGTCGTTCGGAAGGATGATGTCCGCACCGTTCGACGAACCGGCCATGTCCACCTTCAGGCTCAGCTCGCGGCCGATCAGGTAGCCGGCCTCGCCGCGGCCCGAGCAGGAGGTCAGGACGGCGTCGCTCGACTCCACAAGGTGGAAGTTCGTGCGGATATGCCCGGAGAACGTGCCCGCGTTCGCCTCGATGCTCCCGTCCTCCAGGATCTTGAAATTATCGTTGGCCGTCACGAGGCCCTCCAGCTTGACGCGGTCACCGGTCAGCTTCACCACGCTGATCTTGTTGCCGTCAGCGTCCGTCCCGTCCACACTCACGCCGATAAGCGCCAGTTTCCCGTCCGCGTCCTGGGCGTAGATGCCCGCGCCTTCAGGCTTCACCACAAGCCCCGTCTCTTCCAGCATATTCTCGTCACGGTCAAAGACGGCGGCCGTTATCTTCACCAGACGCTCCGACTGCTCGAAAAGCGTCCGGTAGCGGTGTGCAAGGCTCTCCACCTTGTCAGTGGACAGCACGAGCATATACAGGTAGATGTCACCGGTAAAGGACAGTTTGAAATCACCGGTACCGTTCCAGAGGCCGCTACAGGTGTACTGCACGTAACCATCAGTTGCAGACAGTTCCTCCTCCACCTCCAGGCTGTTGAAGTTCGCGAAACCCGTCTTGTCAACGTCCAGGAACTGGACTCTTAGAGTCCCTTTGGTTGCGCAGCGGTAGAAGAAGGAAAGGTACACCGGCACGGCCTCCTTCTCCCCGTCACCGTTCACAGGCATGGAGGGGATGCTTTTCAAATTCGCCCGTTTCTGGAGGATGTACTTGTTACGGATGTGCACCACCGTCCGCCCGTCATCCACCGTCACGCTCGCCCCGTCGCCCTTTCTGGTCAGTACGTTGTTGTTCGCCCAGATCCATTTGTTACCTGCCAGGAAGAACACCGTCTCGTTCTCCGTGTTCCATTTCTCCAGCCCGTCATCGAAGGCGGGGTTGTTCAGGTAGCCCTTCTCCGTGGCGAAGTCGTTCCTTAGGGCGGTCACCGCGCTGGTGATGCGCCCCTCCACGATCTCGAACTTGGTCTTGATGTCCTCACCGGTCACCAGAAGGAAAGTCCCGCGCAGGTAGGCGTTGTCGCTGTAAAGGCCGTTGCCGTGCGGCTGGTTGTCAGCCGGGAACCAGTCATCGCTGATGCCGTCCAGGTTGCCCAGGCGCGCACGAAGGCAGCCGGTGAAGTTCTTCGCCTTCACCCCGTCCATCACGTCCACGCGGGGCTGACCGTCCTCGGTGGCGGAGATCAGGATCAGGTTCTGACGCAGCGGGTTCTCCGTGTTGCCCATCAGCACGCACTCGTCACCGGCCTCCGGAAGGGAACCTGAAAATTCATCCTCACTTACGAGAATGGAGTCACCCTCCACGCCGGCCACCTCCACCCAGTACCCTTTCAGGTTCCCGCCGCTGAACGTGGCGCAGCGCATCAGGTCATGGGCCTGGAAACTGTTGTCCTGCTCGAAAGTGATCCTCCAGTAACCGTCCTCAAGTACGGCGGTCTTTATTTTCCCGTTGGCGGCGCTGACGCACAGCTGGCCGCCAACGCTGCGTACCTTCTCGATAAGCAGCTCCAATACTACCATGACCTGGCGTACCGTCAGCTTGTCGATGGTAAGATGGGACAAAGCGTCCTCCATCCACAGCCGCCACCCCTCACCGAAAAGACCGTCCACGAATTTCGGGCTGCGAAGGAACTCACGCACGACAAGGGTCAGCAACTCGGCATTGCCCTTGTCATCAATACCCGCATTATCCTCCTGTCCGAAAGAGGCTCCCGCTTCGAAGGTGATCTTCCCCTTTGCACGGTCATTCTTTTTTTTGCTGATGTGTTCCGCCTGACTTCTCCGCGCGGAAAAAAGATTGTTGTCCGTAGGCAGTGTCTTGTCCCAGCTACGGATAATGTCAGGAAGCGCGGCACCCTCCGCCTTTGACTTCGTATAGTTTTTCAGTTCCCCGATACTGTCATTCACCCGTTCAAACGCACCACTATGCAGGGCATCGCTGATCTCGATGTCCATCTCCCCGGGTTGGTTCACCTTCCGGGTAATTTTCGTGATGCGGCTGCTGCGATAACCGGTTTCGGGGAAATACTCCTCGCTTTCAAGTCTCACACGGCGGCCTACGGACAGGGAAACACCGTTCTCCTCAATCCACACATGGTCGGTCGGGGCCTTGTAAACGGCAAGATCCTGCCAGCATTCGGTATTGAACTGTTCCACCGCCGTAAGAAACTCCTCCTCGGCAAGCGGGTAATATTCGTCCGGCATACGGATATTCCAGAGAATATAACGGTCACCGGATTTCGGAATAAGTTTGCCGCCGGGGAGTTGCGTGTCATCATCATAGGGCCATATCGTAATAATCTCGAACTCACGGGTGGCACTGTTGAAATTCACCTCGAAATAGTGGTCCTCACCCTGCCCCAGTCCGGAAAGGTCACCGTCCTGGAACGATACACGTTTGGTCTCGTCGGGCAGCTCGTAATCGTTCGGATCGAAATTCAGGCTGTCGTCCCTGAAATAATAGACCGTGAAAGGGTTGCCGTCGTCATCTTTCACATCTTCGCTGCGCACACTGCTGACAGCCCCGATCCTGCGGGGATAAATGCCGCTGAAGGCGTCTTGCTCGTAACGGTCATAGATGCCGTACTCCTCCGTATGTATCTCGACATATTGCCTGCCCCCCGGAAGCATCAGGCGGCTATGCCCGTATTTTGACGGATCTATGTTCCGCGTGCTGCCTACCGGGAACAACCGGGTATAAAAATTGTCGGTACCCGTCGTGTCGCGTTCGATTCCGGTCAGTCCCTTCCCGTAGCCCAGCGTTATTTCCTCGCCATGCTCACACCGGCACACGTTCACGGTCTGGCCTTCCACCCACCATTCAGCCTGCCCGCCGACCGCTTCGGCTATCTCTTTCAGGGCTTCGTTGCAGTACTTCCCCTCGTAATCGATGACGATAAGGTCCGTACCGTCCACCCGCCCCACTTTCCAGTCGGTGGTGTGGTTCATTCCGTCATTGATACACTTCACGATCATGGCCACGTGTTCACGCGGAGTCGCTGTCAGCGTGAACACAGGCTCGGTGTTCCCGTCGGTGGTCTCCAGCACAAGAAAACGTCTCACCAGGCTCTCGATACCGTAAAACTTCAAATC